CACCCAACCAATAAGTTCTGTTTTCTTACCAGTAACTGGTGAAATATACTCAGACTCTGTTGACATAAATACAGAATCACTTTCTGCACAATAAAAAATATTCTCCATTTTTACATCTGCAGCTATGCCTTTGAAAATCATTTGACCATTGACTTTTTCAATAGACAATATGTTGCAAAGTTCATTTGCTGGAGAATCAACTATTGATAATTCAACAAGTGAGTAATCTTTAATAAATCGGACGCTTTGTCCTGTAGACTTATTTACTTCTGTATCTGAGTCTATAATCTTTCCGCCAATTGAAAATCCTGTCAATGTGCCATCAAGAACTTTTTCCCAAGTATCCTGTGCGCCTTTTGAAATATATGCATCAACATATACTCCGTTATAAAATTCTTTTGTTTTTGGATCATAATATGTTTCTGGTCTAAAAGATGCAACTTTGCCAACAGCCATTGGCTGATGCATTTCTCTAAGATTTCCACGGAAGCTTTCAAATGCTTTCATACTTGCTTCCTGCGTGACCACATCGCCAGTCTGATCCAGGTTGTCTAGTGTTGCAAAACCTGAGACTGTTCTTTTTTCTCTGTTGACCTTCGTAAACGGAACTGATAAATTAATAGCATTTCCATTTGAAGACCAATGGGATTTTTCAATGGTCATATGTGTATATTATAGGCTTTTATATATCTAAAGGCAAATAACTAGTCGAGTAGGACTACTCAACCTGTCTGCCGTCGCCCTTTGCATTTCTGCCTTCCCCTGAATTATCTGGAGAATTTGCGGCACGTTCTCCGTCCCTTGCCCTGCTTTGCATTGCCTGAGCTTTAATTTCGGCAGCCTTAGCAGCTAAATCTACTACCTCATCGCCACCTTCTCTTGGGACCATACCCTTTCTAATTCTAATTTCATTAGGGGTAATTACTTGTAGTCTTAAATATCTTTCATCAATCTTAGACTGAGTATCTTCATCAGTCAAACTTAATTCATTGAATTTAAGAACTAAAGCGTCTGTCATTTCCTGAATAATTTTATTTAATTTCTTTTCAAGAATATCCTGTGCTGGAGCACATACTTGTTCTTTAAATGTTTTATCTGCATCACGAGCATTTGCTAGAGATATTCCTGTAGCCGTTCCAACTTTATTAATTGGAACTCTATGGGCCATTAATATTTCATCTCTATTTGCTTGACGATAAACATTGAATGAGGACTCTTGTGCGCCCGCCTCAATTGGCTCCATTTTAAATTCAGTTTTAGAATCTGGAGAATCTGGGGGAAGCGGAATATATAATGATCTATGATTTTTACCACGAAGTCCAACCTGGAAAAATTCTAATAATTTACGCTCAGACTCTGGAGATAATTTGGCGCCCTTAACGGTAATAATATAACGAGGTACTGCTTTATTTTCAAAATAATCTAAGTTATATTTACCAGCAAACTCATTTCCAGCCATCGCATTTTGTGCTGCAATAATATCTGGAATTCCATAATAATTATTCTTCGGAGTATATTTCTTTAAATGAATAATTTCATTAGGACGATCTGTTGCGCCTGCAATTGGATTAGGAGTTTCTGTATCTCCAAAATTACGGAAGAATACGGCCTTGCCATATAGAAGCTGCACAAAACCGTCTCTAAGGCGCCTTACACGCATTGTCTTTGAAGGTATGTGTCCAATGTACCCTATCTTGCCAGCAGTCGTTCTACCGACCTCTAGATAGCCATTACCAGTGGCCTCTACGTCAGTGTAGAACTTTATAAGTGTTTCTTTAAATGTTTCTTCTTCATTGCAATCCTCAAGCCATTCATGTAAATCTTGTTTAATTCTATTTAATTTTCTGCGGGCTCTTTCTAATTGCTTTTCATCTTCAATTGAATCTAGCATATCTGTTGTTTTTCTAGATTCAATAAAGTCAAATCCTAAACCAACAATATTAGAAACTTTAGCATTAATTGCTGCATAATTATATGGAGATATTTCGTAAATTGTTGAAAGATAATCTAAATTATATTCTGGCTGAACAAGGTCAAATAGCGCATATCCGCTTACCGCCTGCTGAATTAATAACTGCTGTGTTCCAGTTCCTTCAGTTCCTACAAACTTCTTCTGTATATCTCGACTTGCTTTTCTACGCAATGTGGGACTAAGTCCAGAAAGTTTTAATAACTCTTCTCCCTCCAGGGAAAATGGATCATCATTTTTTTGAGTTATTGTAGAATTAAATCTAACCCAATCTGCAGCATTAGATATCTCTACATCATTTGAAGGTGTGTCTTCTACATACTCAATCATTTTTTGCCCTTCCTCAATTTAGCCATTTCGTCTTTGTGTACTCCAATATCTAGTGGATCTGGAGTAAGTCCCCATCTTAATCTTTGTTTTTGATACTCAAATTCTTCATCGTCTATTTGCCTGCTGCCTTCTAAAAATTTTGGGTTGCCCTCATAAATTCCATATCCTCTTACTGCCTTAGCCAATAAATCTATTCTTCCTCTGTCACCACGCATTGAGTTTATGGAAAGGAAGTTTCCTTCGTCATCGCCTATCCATCTACCATCTGGCATTTCCCAGACATATACACCCAGTCTAGTTTCATTTTCTTTAAATCTAGCGCCTGTTTTTTTAATTTCCATAGGTAATTATTTTACCACTTTCAGTGCCTCAAGTCCAGCTTTTTGTCAATCAGAATGACAAATTTATGCGTTATCTAAAACAACCCAGTCAAAATCATAAGATTGTGGGCCCAGATCTGTCAGGTTGAAGTCAGAATCTGACGCTGACAGAACCTCATCACCTACATAAAAGTTATAGTTTGTTAAATGGTTTATATTAGGGTCCTCATAAATAGCTATAATATTATACAAATTATTGGGCAAAGAGCCAGTCCTTACATTATTGTCTGACTTTGTATTAAACCAAATTTGCTCTGTTATAGCTGCAGAGGTCTTAATCATAATATAATTTGGCTCGCCTATATTTATATATTGAGATATATTTGTAGCCGATGAAATGTCTTGCCCATTTATATATAGTCCAGATATATTAGACTTTGATATTACTCCTCCTGCCGCCCAAGAAAGGGAGTACTCCTGCCCGTCTGTTTTATTATAAAATAAATACCCAGATGATAGTGACTCTGGAACAACGAACATTTCTATGGACCTTATGTCATCTATGGTTTCTAAATAAAAACCTGCGCCAAGTGGTCTTATGCCATTATCGTAATTTCTAGATATGATTTGATAATCCCTATTTGAAAAATTTACGTCCCAATTTGATCCAGACGAGGGCTGTGACACTGATATGAATGACCTTCCATTATGAGAAAATAATTTTTTATCTTCATAAAGGTAAGCTCCCATATAATATATTTCTGGAACGTGTGTGCCTATATTGTTTGTATTAAATACTATTTTAAAGTAAATCTGTTTTTCATTTAAAAATGTTTCGCCTAATTGTATTCCTGGAATAGGGAATCCATTACTACATAGATCCCACACGGTATCTTCTCCATCGTAATCTAGCGAAGAGTATACAGAGATTCCTTCTGTACCAAACCATTCTATCTTAGAAGATAGATAATTTTTATAAGGAACTGGAGAAATTGAAGTTTCAATATAGGACCCAGAATTACCTTTTAAGTATAAACTATTTGATTCTCTTCTAAATCCGATATTATCATTTTCAAAAATATTAAACGGGATATAGGCTGGCCAAGAATACTGATCTGGCTGGTCTTGATGTTGTAAAGTAGATTTGAACAATTGCCCAAAATTACTTTTTACTATTTGAACATTTGTATTAGTTCCCATGTGTTGATAATGAGATTTAATTTTATTTATATTAAGAGCATATCTATATATCGCTGGAGAATCTACTAAAAAGTATTCTAAAGAATTCGCTGGTCCGCTCTCTATCACAAGAGACGAATTTGTAAAAGAAATTGAGTTTGTATATTTAGAAGCAACCAGTTCTGAGTCTACATACAGCTTGATAGAATTTATTTCATATACTGCCACAACATGAAATGATTTATTTTTATATGGAACGCCATAGTCTAATCTTTCATTCTCTATTTTAAATACAATATTTCCATTTTCCCAATATATACCGATTCCGTTTATGTCTGCAAAGATGGGGGTTAAGTTGGTTATATTTTTAGGATGAAACCAAATTTCAAGTGAGAAGTCATTATCTTCGGTTTTTTCTATCCCAAAACCTCCGACTCCAGTTTGACCAGAAAAATCTTTTGTTATTGGGAAAGATATCGTATCGGTATTTGTTATTTTATTTGAATGTAATCCATTAGGAACTAATGGTATATCTACTGAATTTATTGTGCCAGAATATACTGCATTGTTACCACACCCAGAAGAGTCATACGCAATAGAACCAGAAGATTCATCAAGCTTCCAAAACCCTACTGGGGAATCCTTTAATACCGCACTGTAATATGACATATTTAAATTATATCAGCTTTAAAATTATATACAGCATAGAACCTATCGGAATCCATAAAATTTCCTATCTGATACTGTATTCCTGGTCTCAAAATTAAAACACTACCACTCATAGGAAATATATTTTGATAATTTTCATTATCGTATACTACTGTGGGAGTAGAATTTAAATTTTGATTTAAAAATAATATTGCTGTGTAATCTTTTACATCAATAAGTTTATTATCAAATATAGAAGACGTTTCTTGTCTATATAAAATAAAATTATTTGATAAATTATATTTTAAATCAAAAATTTTACAAAAATTTTCTATTGATAAACTAAAAGCCATTTTAAAACTATTTAATAAATATAATTTTTTTATATCTTTTTCATTTTCAAAAATAATATTTTTTTTATATAAATTATTTCTTTCATGATTTAATTTAATATCAAAACAATCTTTACTATCTGGATTACAATTTTCCCAATTATTTAATAAATTTTTATCTTTTATTTTATCTAAAAATCCTGTAGCATCTGTTAAACAATTTTGAAAATACAAAGATTTTTCTAAAACAGGTACGGGAATAAACATCGGTATTGATGATGTCATTACGATAAACTTTCCTTAAACCAAAATAAAGGAATAATATATTTATTACCATTAATAATTTTTTTTGGATGATGAACATATGGATCTACTGATGGGAAAATTAATAAACTACCCGCAGTTGGCTTAATTAATATATTTTGATTAGGAAAAGATATTTCCCCACCTTCATAGTCATCATTTAAATATAGTACTCCAGAAATAATCGGATGATTTATATCTGTAGGATCGTTGGAATCTGTATGTGGACCCATATCAACGCCAGTAAAATATTTTTTTATTTGAAAAAAATCTGGCAGCCAAGGCTCTTTAATTTTTTGATTATAACAATAATTTTTTATAGCAAACTGTATAATATAATTTATTGTACTGGATATTTTAAAAATATTAAAATCATTGTAATCTAACATTTTTTTAAGAGAAAATGTTCCGTTTTTATTTTCTCCATATATTAAATTAAAATCATCACTTGCTGTCCATTGACTCCATTTACTAATATTTGTTGTCTCATCACAATATAAATCTGTTGACTCAATGTCCTTAACAATTTTATATGGATCATCAATTAAATTTTTATAATTATAAATGTATTGATCTACTCTTTCTAAAATCATTCTGACCTACTAAAAAATTGTGTATTGCCCATTTTTTTTGCTTTTATAAAAAATGGAGTAGATTTATCAATTTGTGGATCTGGTTGGTCTGGATAAACAACATATCTATGCCATTTACCGCTTGCTATTGACTTCTTAAATTTTTCTTTAGCCATTCTTTCCCAGTCTTCTTTTCCATATTTTTCCACACCATCCCACCATTCTTTTGACCCAGGGTGTTCGTATTGCCAAAATGTTCTTATTAAATATTTATCTCCATTAGAAATTTTGTCTACGCCATGGAAATAATGAGATGCCCCAGTTATTGGATCTCCAGATGGGAACACTACTACATCTCCTGCTTTTGGCTTATAGTCAATTACATCTCCAGTTTCTTCTTCTAAAAATGATAATCCTCCGCCCTCATAGTCATCATTCAAATACATTGTACATGTTATTGCAAATTTAAGTCCTGGAGCTTCAGCATTTGCGCCAACATAATCAGTATGATAGTGCATAGCTAAATGATTTTCTTTTTGTGTTTCATAATATTTACAAATTGAAAAACCTGATGGGTGCCAATTAGGTAAAGTTATTGAATACTGATCTATATAATCTTTAGTAATAGAAAAAAATATATTATCTAAATCTGACAAAAAATTCATTTGTTTAATTGCATATTCATTTGATAAATCTAACGGGGACCCGTCCCATTTTTTGTCATATTTGTGGTCATTGTTCATTCCCAAATTCATCATTATCCCAAATCCATACCAGTCTTCCCAGTCAGTAAATAAATGAGATGATTTTTCATTTTGAGATCTTTCAAGAAGTTCTATATATTCTTTATGGTTTGGTATAGCATTTTGATACACATTAACTCTTGGGTATAATACAATTTTTTCCATATCTTCTCCTACTATAATTATAGCATTATCCTATTTGGATAGCCTGACCACCTATACAGTTAGATTTGGGATCAAATAAAAGCTCAACAATATCAGCAACATGAGAAGATTCTAGTCTTATTCCCAGTGGCTGTGTATTTAAAACACCTTCTCCAAAAAATTTTTCTATATGAAATGTCATATCTGTATGTATTAATCCAGGAGCTATGCAGTTTGGCCTTATTTTAGTTTTATATAATTCTTTTGCCAAAGATGAGGTGAACCCTTCAAGTCCAGATTTACTAGCGGTGTAAGCCGTAAGATTGTTATTTATGTGTGCAGCAAGACTACTAATATTAATTATTGGAGTATGAACATTTTTATTCATTAAATTTAAAAATATAGAACATGTGTTTATAGTTCCTATTAAATTTGTTTCTATTACATTTTTATAATCTTTTTGATTAAAAATAGAAAATGGAAAATTGTCAAAAACTCCTGCAGAATTAATCAGGCCACTAATAGTTTTTTGTTTTATTTTATCGTAAACTGACATTAAGCTGTCAAAATCTTTTACATCTGCTTGATATACTGTAAATCTAGTTGGCTCCCACCTACTATCTAAAGGGCTTGTTTTAGATATGCCGATGACTTCGTGACCATTATCATATAACCTGTCAGCTATATATCTTCCTATTCCACGTGCAGCACCAGTTATTAAAACTGTCACATTTCACCATACTTTCCTATATAAGTTGGCCGTATCCCCATTTCTTTTTCCCTTTTCCATTGTTCATAGGTTACATCTTGCTCAGCCCTAGTTTTTTTCAACTTTTCTTCCCTTTCTTTAATTTGCTCTTCTGTATAAATTGAATCAGCATTATCCCAAAATGATCCTACTGTATACCTCGTTCCTCCGTGAACTTTTGTAACCTCATGTTCATTCGTATAACCGCCAGCAAAGATTGCAATCATCCCAGTCTTGGGTCCTATGTGAACGTCGTGATTTTTAAAATTTAAATAACCGCCTTCAAAGTTTTCATTTAAATATATAAAAGCTGCATATTTACTTCTTTCAAATTCACTTGGGTTGCCTTCTTCATCAGAATTATCAGAATGAAAAGATGCATATGCTCCGTCTGTCCATTTTTGTGCATGATAACTAACTTCAGATAGTTCTTTTTCTAGAACCATTTCACAAGCCTTTTTAATTTTTTCTTTTAATACTCCATGAAAATAATTTTTTGACAATCCAAAATATTCACAACCACCCGTTGGATCTTCTTCCCAAAATCCCATCGCAAAAGAATCATAAAAAGATATTTGATTCCATTCTAAAATATTATTGTTGTAAAGCCATTCTACATAATTTATAATGGCATTACATTCTTGTTGTGATAAAAAATTTTCTATTGTGAAACATTCTTCTTTGTGTTTTGTTATTTTCATAAATTCTCCTATGATAATTTAGTTATAGTCCAAAAATATGGCAATGTGTATCTGATTCCTGAAACTACAGGGCGTACGCCATGTATATAATTTTTATCTCCTGGGAAAAAATAAGCTGCCCCAGGTTTCGGTTTAAACTCTATACCCTGTAATGGAAAATATAATTCTCCCCCTTCATAATTGTCATTTAAATAAAAAACAGTTCCAATGTCATACCAAGGGAAAGCATTTGGGGTTCCTGCGTCTGGGCCTTCGTGCATTTCTTTATCTGCATGCGGCTCTTGCCTGGTTCCTGGAGGCCATTTAACTATACATGGGCCAGTAGATATTACTTCTACTTTAAAAAAATCTTCTATTACTTTTTGCATTCTGTTTTTAATATTTTCTAAAACTGGAGGGACATGTGGAGCATACCTATCAAATGTTTTACCTGTTACAACCCTATTGTCCCAATTACTTGCCTCGTATATCATATTACCATTTTCATTGTATTCTGTTTCTGTTTTATCAAAATTAACATTATTAATAGCAAAATCTAATAAAAATTCTATTTCTTCTTTTGTAACAGCATCCAATACTTCTACAATATTATTTTCACCATTCCCAAAATACCCAGATGGAGTTATGGACTTGGCATTAAAATTTGCAATATTTTTGCTAGTGTCATGTTTCATATTTATATTTTACTATTTATATTGTATTTTTTCAAATACTATGTAAAATTTTTCCTTTTCCATACTAATTTTTTATATGCCCCAGCTTCTGGGATTCTAAATTTATTTGCCTGCTCAATATGTCTATCTTTTATCTCTTTATTATCGTGAAGCAATAGGCCCATTTCCCAATCTTCTCTTTTAAATGGAATTATTTGTACGTATGGCGTTCCAGCTGGAATTATTCCTTCAAAATTATTTTTTATAAAAAATGGCATAAGTCCTGGGGTATCCATATCATCATTATCTATAACTCCAGAAACTGTTATAAATGGCAAATCAAATCTATTAAATGGACTTGTATAAATAGCACTATATCCTTTAGGTAGGGCTGGCATCCAATTAGGATACCAGTGAAAATGATCATCCTGATAACCTTCTGGTACAGGAAAATCTTGCATCCTAGGTCTTTCTCCACAAAAATCTTCATAGCCAATAGAAGTTTGATGTTTTATTTTTCCATTTTCTTTATAAAACTTAATATCACATGGAGTAAGAAGCATATAGCCTAAGGTGAAAGCATCCATTAAAGCTGGACAGGCTTTAAAGCTTAAAACCTTGCCCCCAAAAGAATGCTCTGCGGTATCGCCCAACTCATTAACCCAAAACCTATTGGCAGAAGAAAACCATTTTGGTATATTTCTTTTTGATGGTGAAGGATTTATTTTGTATAAATTATTATAAAATCTATTAGAATGGAATATTATTTTTTTCATTATTTTCCTTAACAAATAGTTTAATAGATTTTACTTCATGATTCCCTATTTTATTGCCTTGCCAGTCTACGGCATTTCTATAATAATTAGTCCAATTACCAGATTGAATTATTTTATTAGTTTCTAGCATTTGTTTTTCGCCATCAATTTTTGGATATAAATTTGACATCTCCGATTGATCACAAAATAGTATTTCAGAATCTTGTAGTGCAGTTAAAGATATTGGCAATATTGTACATATTGGCTGACCCGCTTTTATTGTAATAACTTTGTATGGCTCTGTAATTCTCCAAACAACTGGCAATTGCCCAGAAAAAAATGATGAGCTTATTAATGTCGTAAAGCAAGAAGCCCCATTAATAAAATAATTATTAGGAGGCATTACTAGCAGACTCAAATTTTCTTCTGTATGAAAATTAATATTAGTATTAAAACTTATTGTCGCATTAGATCTTGTTGTAAAAACATATTTTTCTCCAGATAGTACCTTTACATGATTTGGAGAAGAGTCAGATATTCCATCCCAAACAAAAGATATATCTTCTGGGAAAGATATAGCCCAACCAAGACTGTTTGTAATTGTTACTGGAAAACAATTATATGCATGCCTATCATATGTTTCATCCATCCAGTTTCTTTTTACTGGCATTTGAAATAAATCAGCACTATTTTCTGATAACTTAAATGCTTTTATTCTATACAATTAAAGCAAGCCTTTTGAGTATTTTTCTTCTATTTCAAAATAATCTGGAGTATGTGGAGCTTGTAAATAGTCTAACATTGTAACTATAGAATATTTAACTCCATCCTGAACGGGCATAGCTGCGTGTGAAAATAAAAACGAAGACGGGAATAGGTATAAATCTCCCGCACGTGGCTTTATCTTTAAATTAAATTTATCAAAAAACAGTTCTCCGCCTTCATAGTCATCGTTTAAATATCCTACAGAAGACAGGACACAAATATATGAGTATCCGTGATCTGAATGAATTTGAAAATGCTGGTCTTTGCCATATTTAACAAAATTAAATGATTCCCAATAATTTAATGGAGCTAAGTTAAACATAGCCCTATAGTCATTTACTGGACCAATTTGAGGTTCATAGGCATCAGAATATATCTCAGCTAACTCTTTGTCAGCTTCGGTCCAATAATCTTTAAGAGTAAGCTCATTATTGGCCATTAAAGACTGATCGTCATTTACTTTAATTTTAAAATCAAAACAGTCTCTATATTTTAAATCTGTATGAGAGTAACCTGTAGAAGCTTGCCTCCAGTTATATTTTTTATATTTTTGTTTACCTATAGCATTCTCTAACCTATTAACTAGATCTAACTCTTTCTTAAATGTGTTCCTATATACTACAATTCCTGGCGCTAAATATTCTGCATTTTCTAACATTTTTCTCCTTTTGTAAAATTATATCATATTAAATAATCGGAATCCATACCCCAGGTTCATTATTTTTTAAAGCAAATAAGGGAGATATATAAAATTCTATAACATCTATTTCTATTTCAGTTTCTATTTTTATTAAATCAGTTGGTTTATTTAATATAATACATCCAGATTGAACTTGTTCTACTGTGATATTTTTATTATTTTGAAAATTTATTTTTATATCATTACCATTTATAAAATAAAATCCATGCATAAATGGTATATTTATTCCTGGGAAATCATACCAATTTTTATTTTTATCTTTATTATATTTTTCAAGCTTACCATATATCATATAGTTCTGTTTATGTTTATCTATTTCGTATAGTTTATAAGAGTCATTTAAACACTCAGAAATTTCTTTATATAAATCGTAGCATGATTTTGAATATATAGAAAATATATTTTTAGAATAAGTATAAACAGTATTTATTTTTTTTAAATTACCATCTTCAACTCTATAAACATCTTCTTTTTTATAAGACATGCTTTCTACATCTTCTTTTAAATTTAATATAGGGTTAATATTTTTTCTAATAAACCTAGTTTTACTAGCTAAAGTTTTCAATATATACCAACCTTTTATCAAAATAAATTACAGGGAAAGAGTAATTTCTAAAGTCAAAAATTTCATATGGATCTATTTCATGAAATTTATTTTTAAAACCTAACTTATAAATTGAATTATAAAGCTGGTCTCCAGCTGGAGTACCACTAGTATCTGAATATATTTTAGACCAAACAGTATAACCTAGATGTTTAGCCAACATATCATTGGTAATAACAGAGTACTTAGCTATATTTTTATTTCTATAAAATGGATCAACATACATTCTATTTATTTGACAAGACATTAGCCATGCACTTTGTGCTATTGGGAATTCGTTATAAATTTTATTTGATACTACAATGTCTCCAGTAGAGTGACTGTTATTATTATATGCAGCACACATTACCTTAATATCAGAAGAAACATCTTCTAAAAATGCAAAATATCCCCAAACGCCTTCTTCTTTTAAATCATCAGGAAATTTATCATAAGATAAATCTTTTACAATTTCGACATTTTCATTTCCATATAGGAATTTCATAATGCCCTTTCTATATTTTAGTTATAGTTATTCCAGTCCATAGGATAGCTATCAAAAGAAAGTGCTCCTTCTGTAAAATAAAAGTCAGTTGGCTCAATGTTTATAGAATATACTTGAATTGTAACGTCAGTATTAAACTGTAAACTTTCAATCGGAACGAAATCTTGTGCGTTATAATTATATATTAAATCAGATGGCAACAAGTTAATAGAAAGTATTGTTTTTATAATTCCGTCTCTTTTTGCTACTACCCAGTGAGACATGGAGTATATATCAGAGTTAACTAAAACTGCTCCATCTGACTCATGGATTCCTATATTAGCTACTGTAGCTACTACTTCTGTAGCAGAATCAATTTGTTCTTGAGTAAATATAAACTCATTTCCTCCAACATGAACTTCCATAAAATTATCTGGAAGTCCTGGAATCTGTAAGCTTATAACCTCATCTCCTTCTTGTAGTTGACCAGCGGCTACTAAGCCATTTGGAGTTCTTATAAGAGTGCTTATGCCAACGCTTTTATATGCAAACGCTGGAGGGCTAAAGAATCCTGGAGGAGCAAAGAACCCTGGAGGGGCAAAGAACCCTGGAGGGGCAAAGAACCCTGGAGGAGCAAAGAACCCTGGAGGGGCAAAGAACCCTGGAGGGGCAAAGAACCCTGGAGGGGCAAAGAACCCTGGAGGGGCAAAGAAGTTTGGTGGGGCAAAGAATGTTGGTGGGGCAAAAAATGTTGGTGGGGCAAAGAATGTTGGTGGGGCAAAGAATGTTGGTGGGGCAAAGAATGTTGGTGGGGCAAAAAAGGATGGAGGTCCAAAGAAGGATGGAGGTCCAAAGAAGGATGGAGGTCCAAAGAAGGATGGAGGTCCAAAGAAGGATGGAGGTCCAAAGAATGATGGGGCTTGAGTTGTTACAGAATTTGAATATCCCGAAAACGATCCTGAACCATTTGCATTTCTAGCTCTTATTCTATACGATTGTGAAGTATTTGCTTCATTTGCTATCGTTGTGTTTCCTGATCCAGCCTGAGTTACTGTTTTTGTTTTTGGTGTTGCTTCATTTGATTCAATATAATAATCAATAATTGTTGATCCTCCATTTGCTGGAGCTGTCCAGCTAATGGTGTCTTGATCAACTCCTGCAGTTGCTGAAGGTGCAGACATTGTTGCTGGAACAGTAGTTGCAGTGGCAGTAGCAGTATTTGATGTAGAGGCAGAAGCATAAGAATCATATGCAGTTACTGTGTAAGAATAAGAAGTCCCTGATGACAATCCAGTATTAGAATATGTACTTGTAGGATGTGATACTGTTGCAATTTCAGTTCCACCTCTAATTATTTTATAACCAGTAGGAGTATTTCCTGTTGATGGATTTGTCCAAGATAAATCAATTCTTCCATCATCATAGGCTCTATTTGAACCTACATCTGTTGCGGTAAGATTAGTTACTGGATTTGGACCAATAAAGTTATCTTGAGCAGATGATTTTCTACCTATATTTTTGATTTCCATTTATATACTCCTATTCTTTTATGCACTCAAATCGCCAGCTAGCAACCAGGTATCGGATGCAACCTTAGTAAGAGTTGCTGATGAATATGTTGTTCTTAATTTCAATCCTGGAGTTCTTAATATTGTAACTCCAGATGCTTCTACAAAATTTGCTCCAGTTCCTGCTGATTGATAAAAGCTTATTGATGTTCCTACTGGATATGCTGTAGTTGCATTTGCTGGAACTGTAATAGCATATGTTCCAGAAACTGGTATCAATTGATCTCTTAATGCTAATCCTCCAGTAGACAAATTATATGCTGCTCCAATTGTTGTTCCAATTGTTGTTAATGAAGGAACACCAGCTTTTGTTTGAGTTCCGTCTGTAAATGCCACTCCAGATGCTGCAACTGTTACAGTTCCTGTAAATGTTGGATTTGCATTTGGGGCTTTTGCATCTAATTGTGTTTGAATTGCTGAAGTAACACCATCAAGGTATCCGATTTCTGTATCTGAAACTCCAGATACTCTGTACTGAACAGTTGATGAATCTACGGCAAGTGTACCTGGTGTGGTTTCTGTTAAACCAGTTCCAGCGGTTACTGCCTTAGCGGCGTTAAATGCTGCGTATGTAATATTTGTTGTTCCGATTGTAATTGCTGATGTATTAGAGCAAACATATCCATAGCCTGAGTTTACTGTACCTTCGAGAACTAATGAGAAGTCTCCTCCTGCTAATTCTCCTGAAGGTGTATTGTCAGCATCTGTTGCTCTTGTCCAAGAACCTGAAGCAACAACATAAATACCATTTGTTTTTTGATCTGTCTGATCTTTAACAAGAACACGATCTCCAGCAACTACTGATACTCCATCAATAGTTTGAGTTCCACTAAGTGTTATGTTTCCTGTTGTGGCAACACGAACTGGTTGATGGAAGTTAATCCCTGCAGATACATTGTCTACGTAAGCTTTTGTTGCTGCATGAGCATCTTGTGTAGGTGCACCTGCAAGAGTAAGATCTCCTGTCATTGTTCCGCCAGCAAGAGATAGCTTAGCATCTAACGCTGTTTGTGTCGCAGTGGAAACTGGCTTATCAGCATCTGATGTATTGTCTACGTTACCAAGGCCAACCATTGACTTAGATACACCAGAAACTGTTCCAGTAAATGTTGGAGAAGCAATAGGTGCATAAGTTGAAGCGGCAGTTGAAGAAGCTAATTTAGCATCTAGCTGTGTTTGAATTGCAGATGTAACACCATCTACATATCCTAATTCTGTAGCAGAAACATTTCCAATCGATGTAGTACTTGGAAGAACTACAGTTCCTGTAAATGTAGGTCCATCAAGAGGAGCTTTAAGTGCTAAATCTGATGTAAGATTTGCAACTTTAGACTGATCAATTGCTGCTGATGAATTAATATCAGCATTTACAATTGTGCCATCTGCAATTTTGCCAGAAGTAACTGCACCATCTGCAATTTTACCAGTAGTGACAGAATCTGTGGCTAATTTGTCTGCTGTAATAGCAGAATTATTTATTTTTGCTGTAGTAATGTTATTATCTAATATTTTTATTGTTGTAACTGAATCATCTAGAATTTTAGCAGTAGTGACTGCATCATTTGCAATTTTAGCAGTAGTGACTGCATCATCTATAATCTTATCAGTAATAACTGCATCGTTTGCGATTTTATTAGTTGTTACATTAAGATCAGTAATCTTTGCAGTAGTAACTGCATTATCTGCAATTTTTATAGTGGTAACTGCATCATTTACGATTTTAGCAGTTGTAACTGCATCATCTGCAATCTTAGCATTTGTAACTGCATCATTTACGATCTTTGCAGTAGTAACTGAATCATCTAGAATTTTAGCAGTAGTAACTGCATTATCTGCAATTTTTATAGTGGTAACTGCATCATTTACGATTTTAGCAGTTGTAACTGCATCATTCACAATTTTAGCAGTAGTAACTGAATCATCTAGAATTTTATCAGTAGTAACTGAATCATCTAGAATTTTAGCAGTAGTGACTGCATCATTTGCAATTTTAGCATTTGTAACTGCATCATTTGCGATTTTAGCAGTTGTAACATTAAGATCAGCAACCTTATCAGTTGTAACTGCATCATTTGCAATTTTTTCTGTAATAACATTTAAATCTGCAATCTTTGCAGTAGTAATATTTGAATCAGTAATTTTTGCAGTGGTAACTGCTGAATTAGCAATTTTTGTTGTTGTAACTGAGTTATCTTCTATCTTAATTTCAGTAACTGCATTAGAACTTATTTTTTCATTTGTTACTGCATTATCTGCAATTTTTAAATTAGTAATTGCTGAATTTACTACCTTTTCAGTAGTTATTGAAGAATCATGAATTTTTGCTGTTGTAACAGCACCATCTTGCACTTTAACAGTTGAGACAGAATCATCTGATGGAATTCTTTGATCTGAAAGTCTAGGATCTCCTGTGAAAACTATTGTAGATGTATCAGGAATTCCATGAACTGATGTGGTGTCTTGATTATGTAGTGAAATTTTATCAAGAATTGTTGTATCTACATAAATTTTATTAGAAGCATCTGTGTTTGATGTTGGAGTTCCAAGATTAGTCATCTTGTTTGACCCCATGTTTAAAGAACCAGTCATGGTGTCTCCAGATTTAGCTACTTTTTCTGAAATTGCAGATGTTAATGTACCAGCAAGATCTGCATCATTATTTAATGATGTAGCAATTTCTGATAAAGTATTTAATGCATCTGGAGCAGCACCAACAACAATTTCAATTGCATTTTGTACGAATTCAGTTGTTGCTATCTGAGTTGTATCAGTTCCATTGGCAGCTGTTGGAGCAGTAGGAGTTCCAGTTAAGCTAGGAGAAGTTAAAGATTTTGAAGTTAATGTTTGATTTCCCGTTGTTGTTACTAAAATAGTAGTATCAGCTATGCCGTGTACGTTGGTTGTATCTGCTTCGTGGCTTGATAATGCGCCAGATGCTGTCGCTTCGGCTGCTGCTTGGGCTGCGTTAGCCTTAGATGTTGCGTCTGCAGATGCAGTGCTAATT